CTTGGTCGCGCCTTTGGCGAATAGTTCTTTCTGCCGTGCGGGGGTTCGCAGCCCCTCGATGACAGTGAAATCAATATCGGAGATGCTGATGGCGCGTTTAACGACGCGCACCAAATCGGGATGCACACCGCGAAGGTTTAACAGGGAACGTGGGCCTAGCTTAAACGCCATTACCGATCTGCCTTGTTGTCCAGCTTGTCTTCAATCCGGCGGAGGTGCATCATAACCTCGTCAAACTTCTTGTCGATGCTGTTGAATTTCTCGTCGCCGAACTCCAGCTTCGTCTCAAGAATTGCTAGGCGGTTGCTGAGTTGCGTCCATACGCCAATGATGGCGAAGATGCCCGCAACGACGGTGAGAAGCGTGTCGATGCCGAATGACATGTCCATTAGCTTGGCTTCACTGGCCATATGATTGCGAATGGATTGGGCTGATCTGTTATATCGCGCAACGCTTGGCGGTATGTAGCCCATGCAGCGGCGTCTGCCGAAGCATCAGGTAGCTGCGTCCAATCGCAGGCTGCCAGTAGCGTGTTACGTTCCGCGCGGATCACAGCCCATTGTGCGCCAACCTTTGCCGCTGATGCGTCTGCGTCTAGGTCTGTCACGATGTAGTTCTGGGTCCAGACGCCATCGATCAGAATTGCCGGGCCTTCCTCGCGCACTTGCGTCGCTGGGTCAAAATATGGTGGCGTGACAATCTGCTTCTTGTGTACGCCAAAATGCGTGACCTGCTCAGGTGTCAAACTGCGGGCGTAACAATAGTTATCCGCGTCCCACTTCGTCGGCTCTGCATCAAAGATGTGCCGTATGAAAGTGTCGCCTTGGGCTTGGACATACCACATTATTCTGCTTCCTTTGCTTTCCGCTTGGCAGTTGCACGAATGACGGCTGCATCATAAGCGGCTTGGTCTTCAATCTGTTCTTGCAGCGCCGCCATGATAGCTTCCACGTTGCCCATTTGCTTGCGTGTGGCATCGAGGCGTTCTGCTACGTTGGCTGCGAACTCATTGTCCGTGGCGTTGGCAATCAGATACTCAAAGTTCTTACGGTCAAAGTCGTAATGAAAATGCTCAATCTCGCGGGCGTATATAGCGTCGGCGAGAGTATCGTATTTGTATTCGGCGTTGAGTTGTGTGTAGATCATGTGGTGTCTTTCTTTACGCAGATACGGTAAAAGCTACGCCGATGCCATTGCCAGTAGGCAGCGTCACGGGGTTGGCGTATTTAGTGCCGAAGCCAGAACTGCTCAAAGGATATGCTGTGACGTAGGGTGAATTTTGATGCGCTACAGCAATAGCATCCCCCAACGCAGAAAAAGCTACCTTATTGCCAACACCCGTAGGAAGTGTAGCTGGGTCTGTGTATTTAGTGCCGAAACCAGAACCGCTCCAAGGGTATGCTGTAATGTAGGGCGAAGAACTATTCGCTACAGCAATAGCGTCTCCACTCGGAGAAAACGCTACGCCATAGCCGTTACCAGCAGGCAGCGTAGCTGGGTCTGTGTATTTAACACCAAAGCCCGTGCTACTGTTCCAAGGGTACGCTGAAACGGCGGGTGAATTAGAGTGCGCTACGGCAATAGCATTCCCAGCGGGAGAAAACGCTACGTCGCTGCCGATGCCTGTAGGGGTCGTAGCTGGATCGGCGTATTTAACACCAAAGCCCGTGCTGCTGTTCCAAGGGTACGCGGTGACATAGGGCGACGTAAAATGCACTACGGCAATAGCATTCCCAGCGGGAGAAAACCTTACACCCATGCCGAAACCAGCAGGCAACGTAGCTGGGTCGGCGTACTTAGTGCCGAAGCCCGTGCTACTGTTCCAAGGATATGCTGTGACGTAGGGTGAAGAGAAACTCGATACTGCTATAGAGTCGCCAGCACCAGAAAACGCTACGCCGTTGCCACCGCTAGGAGGCAGCGTAGCTGGGTTAGCGTATTTAGTGCCAAAACCGGCACTAGACCAAGGATACGCGGTGACGAATGGCGTAGTGTCGTGCGCTACAGCAATAGCATCTCCACTCGGAGAAAACGCTACGCCGTTGCCGTTACCAGCAGGCAGCGTAGCTGGATTAGAGTATTTAGTGCCGAAGCCAGAACTGCTCCAAGGATATGCTGTGACGAATGGCGAAGTGGTGTGCGCTACTGCGACTTGGAATGGTGTAGCATTTGTTTGGAAAAGATAATTTGCCATCCACTTAGTCGCGGTGACTTTAATACACATTAGCGTGTTGTTTGGATAAACAGTTTGCGTGCCGACAAGGCCGTTACCGTTTACCAATGTGTCACTAGTAATCGCCACGTTGACGCGAGTGCCGCCATTCTCCACCGTGAACAGAACCACCGTGCCAATGGGAAACGCAACACTCGCATTTGCTGGGATGGTATATGTGCGGACGTTAGCGTCCGACGCAGGATGGAATATCTGCTTGCCAGCATCGCTGAGTACCAGCGTATAGTTGGCTGACTGGCTGTTCTGTGGGTATTGAACCGCGCTCGATGGAGCCGCTGCGGATGTCCATGTCGTGCCGTTGCTTGTCAGCAAGTTCCCAGAAGCCCCCGGAGCAACTACCTGAACCGCGCTCGTACCATTGCCTAGAAGGACATTGTTGGCCGCGAGAGTAGACGCGCCTATGCCGCCGTTAGGAACGCCTAGTGGTGTGGTAAGAGAAGTGCCCCATCCAGTTCCGGTAGATACAGCAATACCTGCGCTCGGATAAACCTGCGCAGGAATAGTAATTGTCCCCCAGCTTGCATTCGTGCCGTCCGTCGTGACGTACTTTCCGGCGTTGCCAGTCTGCGAAGGGAGCGTGTTGTTGAACGCAACCTGCTGCACAAAAGCAGTCGTGGCCACCTGAGTTGTGTTCGTGCCAGTGGTGGCTGTCGGCGCTGTTGGCGTTCCAGTGAACGCAGGAGAAGCAAGACCCGCTTTACCATCTAACTGTGTCTGCACATTCGATGTCACGCCATCAAGGTAGACAATCTCTGCCGCGCTCACACCGCCGATGCTTGTCGTCGATGGAAGCGTAACCGTGCCAGTGAATGTTGGACCGGCCAGCGGCGCGTAGGTTGATGCTGCCGTCGTGATGGCTAGTTTAGCGTCAAGCTGCGTCTGGAGGTTCGATGTTACGCCATCGAGGTAACCGATCTCAGTCGATGAGACTGAGCCAATGCTTGTGGTCGAAGGCAGACCGACTACGCCAGTAAATGTTGGCGAGGCAAGCGGGGCGACAATGCCGCCAGAAACCGTACCGGTTACATTCAACGTCCCCGCAACAGCGGCTACTTTCCCCACACCTACGTTAATACCAACGCTCGTCCCTGTGCCGTTAGCGGCAAAGAGCGCATCGACGAGGTCAAGGTCGGTGTTTAGCTTGTTGCCCCAAGTATCGGCGGATGCACCGATTTCAGGTTTAGTGAGGCCAAGGTTTGTAGTTGTTGTATCCGCCATTAACCAAACGTCCTTGTCCTAGAAGCCAACCGACTTGAACCCGTCTTGGCCCGTTGTTCTGCAACTTCGTATTCAGCCATCAGGCGATCTAATATACTAGACCAAACACCAATGCGCTCATCTTCTTTCAAATATGGCGCGCTTTGAACGAGCGTTGCATAGAGGTATATATCAGGGTTGGCCGTTAAAAGCCAGTTAGATGTGTTCGAATCCGACAAACCAGCAATGCGGGCGTAGTACATCAACTCGCCCGTGTACGAACCATCTGGTGCAGGAACATGTTGGAACTGAGTGCCAACAGTTGAGAAGAACATCGGTACGCCAGCCGCAGAAAACTTTGTCTTCTGGATGATAGCTTCTTCTGGCGTTACAAATTCCAACACCGTGATTGGATTGGTATTAACCTGATAGCGGATTGTCTCCATCCAATCCGTTGGGCGGTTCTCATACTCCGCGTCAATAGTGACGGTAGCCCGTGTCACCATTTCTGGCGAACGAAGACGGCGGTTAAGCGCAGCCTCGGCTAATGAGATGAAGGATGGAATAGTCGCAGTTAGATCATCCCTGTTAAGGAAGTCCGCGACCGCAGCCCTCAATTCGGAGTATGTAGAAATTGCCATTAAACAGTCCCCGGCCTTGTGCGGAAGTAAAGGTTGTCCGGATCGTT